GCGTTTCCAGGCCCTGAAGATGTCGTCTCTGTTGCACTGCGCCACCGGGTCCAGCACGCAGCAGTCCTCAACGAAGCTGCGCACCGGGCTGGTCTGCTCCAGCAGATCGGCGGCCAGATCGTCGGCCGAGCTGGGGCGCTGGAAGTAGCCACGATGCCGAAGACGCTCGAGGCCGTCGAGAGCCCACAGGACAATGCCTGGGAGCTCTTTCAGAAGCCTGGATGTCAGGCCTTGGTCTTCCTGTCCCAGGAATGACTTGGTGAGCTTGAGCATCAGGAATCTGTTGGCCAGGGCTGCGGAGGCATCGGAGAATGCCGGCAACTCGTTGGTGGCCAGAACAAACCTGGCTGGCAGTTTTCCTGACCACGGCACGATATTCTTCCGGTCAATGGTCAGTGCATCCTCGCCAGATATTCTCAGCAGGTTTTCGACGATGGGTTGCTGGTCTGCTCGGCCCGAAAGTCGGGCGTCGGAGATGAGGGCCAGGCGCTTGCCGATGAGAGGCTGCAGGCCGAACTGCGTGCCCAGCGAGGCCAGGGACGGGCTGACGCGGTTGTGATAGCCCACCAGGGCCTCGAGGACGCGCAGGATCGTTCCCTTGCCGCTGCGTGGCGGTCCTACCAGCATGAACATCTTTTGCTGTCCTGTGTCGTCCGTCAGGAGGTATCCAAACATCTCCGCCAGGGCTCGCACGGATTCAGGATCGGATGGCCACAGTGATGCCAGGAAGTCCAGCCACTCGCGTGGTTCGCCGGCTTTGGAGTCATAGTCGAAGTCCAGCGCATTGGTGACCCACATGCGATCCGTGGATGAAACCAGCGCACGGGTCGGATAGTGGAAGAACCCATTGCGGAAGGCCACGATCTCATGCGCTGGCATGTCGCCGTCTTGATCTTCAATCCACACCTGCGGATCTGGAAGGTCAGCATAGCAGACGGCCCGCAGGGCGTGCGCCACATCGTTGACGTTGGCTGCCTTGGGGTTGTACGGCACCAGCGTCAGCTTGTCGGACTTTGGCTCTGGCTTCCAGGTGTTGCACTGGGCCATGAACCGATACAGACGCTGCTCGATGTAGACGCGATCACGAACGACGTAGCGCGTGCCATCCCAGGAGAAGAACTCGCCGCGCCAGAACACGATGCGGCCGCCTTCCGGCAGGCTTTCGTGGAACACCTCGGCTGTCTTCATCGGCGTGGCGTTGCTGATGATCGGAGCGGTTTCCTCGCCTGGTTCTGTGATCTCGCCGGTTTCGGAATCGACGACTTGTGTTGGCGCCGTGGTTAACGCTGCGATTGGTTTCCACTTCGCTGCACGCGGCTTCATCCACGCCTTGCAATCATTCCATCCAGAGAACTCAGCATCTGCTGCATCCCATCCATCCGGCTGGTCTGAAACCTCGAGAACCTTGACCTCAGACACACGCTCATGGATGATCTGGGCCACGCGCTCCATGGCCTTTCGGCCAGGCTCATCTGCGTCCGGCCATAACAGCACCTTGCGGCCTGCCAGCGGCGTCCAATCGGCCTTGTCGGCGGCCATGGCGCCTGCGGGCCATGTCACCACCACATAGGGCCCAGCGAAGCGTCGTGCAGCCTCTGCGGCCTTCTCGCCCTCCACAACGAGGATTGCGGAGTCTGGCCGCGCCTCGAGCTCCTGCAGGCCGTACAGCGGACGCGGTGACGGCCACTGGCCCATGCCCCAGCGCTCACCGTCCCATGTCCACGGGATGATCTGCTTGCGCTCGCCTTGAGGATCGTAGCGGGCAATGTAGCCCAGCACCTCGCCGTCTGTGTTGCGGTACGTCCACCGCGCCGATGGCTTGCCATAGCGAGTGTGCACACACGGACACTCCGCGAAGTCGGCAGGCACTGGCGTGACAACGCGCCTCGCTGGTTCTGGCGGTTGCGCTGCGTGCGCGTGACCGTTGACGCGCTTGGCCGGCTTTGTCTCACCGCCGAGATGTCGGTAAGCATCACCCATTGGCAGCTCATAGATCGCGGCGTACAGGCTCACCAGATCGCTGCCGTGGTCACCAGTTGCGAAGTCTGACCACGCACCTGTTGCGAGGTTGACCTTGAGGGATTGACCGGCTGCACCGCTGAGATCGCCAGCTACCCATGAATTTCCGCGTTTGCGGCCGGCTGGGAGCCAGGATGCGAGGTGAGTTTCAGCCGATGCGAGGAGTTGACGGGCCAGGCCGTCGAAGTCGAGGCCGGCCATCGTCAAACCTCGCTTCCAGAAGACCGCATGCGCTCCCTATGCTCTGCGTGAGTCTGGACATGATGCCTTGTGCACAGCCAGACAACTAAAAGCGGCAAATCATAGGCCACATGATGTGCTTCGGATTGCTCCAGCCCGCAGATTTCGCAAGGAAGTCTTTTCAACTTTCCGTCCCTGATGGCATTGCTTGTGATATGCCTTGCGAACTGCCGATCTGGGTGCTTTTCGTCGTAGGCAATGCACGCCCTACGGTGTGCCTTTTTCCCAGCATCTGAACGTATGTAGCTGAGACGGGCCTCAACGCTGTGTTGTCTTTTGCTTCGCAGCCTGTCGTATGTTTTTATGCGCTCCAGACTCTCTGATCTGTGCTTTTTCACCCTACTGCGTACACAAGCCTTGCACTTGTTCAGATGGCCATCTGCCATCCTAGGGTGAGCGTAAAACTCAGATAGCGGCAGCTGAGCGCTGCATTCTTTGCAGGTCTTCACTTGCATTTCCCTTATGCAAATCCCAGAAAAAGATGGGGCGCAAGGTGGGATGCCTTGTGTTCGGTAGCTAGCCTAGCCCCTCTTAAATTATCGCTTAGAACGGTACCAAATCGTCCTCCATGTCGTCGAAGTTCGTCTTCGGCCTCGCCGCCGCCTGGCGCTCGGCCCGCTCACGAATTGCCATGGCGTCGCGCTCTGCCCGCTCGCGGATGGCCATGGCGTCGCGCTGATCCTGGTTCATGCGGGCCGGTGCCGGTGCCGGCGCGAACGGGGGCGGTGCAGCGGCTGGCGCGTCCTTCGGTTGCACCGACAGGCTCATGTACTTCTGCCCCGCCAGCTTGGTCCCGTCGCGCCCGGTCTTGATCCAGGCGCTGAGCCAGTATTCGCGGCCGTCGACGTTGATCGAGCCCCGATAGTCCGGCCTGGAATCGTTGCCCTGCTTGTCGTTGCGGGCCAGAAGGCCGCTGTTCGTGTTGTCGTAGCTCATGGTTCCTCTATGGTGATGCGGTTGCGCCGCTTGGTGATGGGCCTGCGCCCGAGGTGGAACTGGTGGCAGTGGACGCAGTGGTAGATTTGCCGGCTCTTGCCCCGCCTGGTGCTGCGCTCGGCCACCACGCGGGCCTGGGTGAACGTGGCGAATTGAATTTTTCCGAAACACGCACTGGCGCGGTGGGTGTCTTCGGGGGTCATGCCAGCAACGCCTGCGCATCCTCAACCGACCGGCAAACCCCAGCCACGCCGCCCGCCTGGCGGATCGTGGCCAGGAACTCCTCCTGGCCTGGACGCATGCGCCCGGTGGCGGACTTGACCTCAATCGCCAGCGTGCGGCCATCTTTCAGCACGCCCATGATGTCCGACATCCCCTTGGCGGTGTTCGCCCGGATGTACCGCACAGACCCGTCCCGGTTGCGCTCCTGGAACGTGCCCGAGTTCTGCCGCCAGCAACTGGCCACCTTCGGGTGGCGCTTCAGCAGCGCCATGATGGCCTTCAGAATCTGCGCCTCGGTCGGCTGGCCTGACGGCTTGCGCGGCCCGCGCTTGGCCGGCTCAGGCGGGATGTCCAGCAGCACGCGGGGCTTGCCGCTGATGGCGGCATAGCGATCCATCGTGGTTTGGTTGCGCAGCATCTTCTCGCGCAGGGTTTCGCGGCCTCGGGTCATGATTGCCTCCACAGCGCGGGCGTGGCCGATTGCACGCGGGCGCGGGCTATCTGCAGGTACTGCGCTTCGCGCTCGATGCCGATGAAGCGGAACCCCTCAAGCAGTGCGGCGCGGCCGGTGCTTCCGCTGCCCATGAAGGGGTCCAGCACGGTGCCGCCTGGTGGCGTGACCAAGCGGCACAGGTAGCGCATGAGGTCGGTGGGCTTGACGGTGGGGTGGTGGTTCCCGTTACGGGCCTTCCAATTCGCAATCTCGCAGTCGCGCATGGTCGCTGCGGCGCTGACAGCAGGCGCTCCACCTTCGGACACACCGTCGTTACGATCGGCGCGACTCGCCTTGGCGGTGTAGAAGAAGCGGGCGGCGCTGCCACTGTCGCCACGAGGCTCACTGGGTGAGCGTGCCGCAAACTCACCGAAAGCGTTGACCGTCTTGCCGCTCGGCTCTGCACCAGTTAGCGCACCTTGTTGTCCCTTGCTCTGCGGAAACAACCCCACCACCTCCTCACTGCCGTCATGGATCAGGTTGGCGGGCCAGCGGCCGGCGTCCGTGCCGCCAAGAACAGAGCGCGAGCCTTGCAGGCCATCCCGATAGACGCCGTTCCCGTCGCGCCGATCGCTCACGACCAGCGGGCGGCCTGCCTCGCCTGGTACCCTGCAACCTTCAATGTTCAGCGCCCCGGTACCGTGCTCCAACACGTTGCCGGCCACAGTGCCGGCCACCGGCTTGCGGGCGACGGTGATAGGCTCCAGCGCGGGCTTTAGGGCGGTGCCCCAACCGGACCACTGGCGGGCGGCTTCCGTGGCGGGGGCGTACAGCATCGGAACTTCAGGGTTGATTTCGTAGCTTGTGCCAGCGCCAACGATCCCGCCGCCATGTCGCGTGCTCTTGCCGACAACCTCTGTCCGCTCCGCACCCGCAGCTTTGTCAATCGCCTTGCTCACATCCAGCGACTTCGGAAACCCAGACCCGTACACCCACGCGATCATGTCGCGGATCTCGAAGCCAGCGTCCTCGATCCGCACGGCCATCCGGTGCTGGGTGCGCGTGCCAGCGAACGCCAGCAGATGGCCGCCCGGCTTGAGCACGCGCAGACACTCGGCCCACACCTCCACGCTGGGCACGTCATAGTCCCACTTCTTGCCCATGAAGCTCAGGCCGTAGGGCGGATCTGTCACCACAGCATCCACGCTGCAATCCGGCAGGGTGCGCAGCACTTCCAGGCAGTCGCCCAGGTGCAGGGTGGCTCCATCGAGCTCAACTTTGCTCACCATCTCGCAGCCTCCACATCCTGATGCGTCTCCCGCAGATACCGCGACGGCAGACGCTTGACCGCGCCGCGCAGCACGGACTCAGGCAGGCCAGGAAACGGCCAATCCGGGCGGATGCGAGCCACGCGCAGGGTTGCCACGCCGACCTCGAGCACCATAGCGTCCTGGCCATCTGACAGGCGCACGCGGTCGCCTTGTTTCATTCCAGAATCTCCCGGATCTGCCCGAGCATTTCGCGCACGGTGTCTAGCTGGATGCCGCGGTCTACGCTGGTGCTTAGCTGGTGGCCATACGCTTGCATGTTGCGCTCGGACAACTCGCGCAGATGATCCAGCGCAGCGATGGCCATGTGTGCCGTGGCGATGTCCCGCGCCGTGATCTTCTGGCCGCGCCGCTCGGTGAGTTCCACCAGGCGCAGGTGTGTGGTGTCCAGGGCGCTCATGCTTTGCGCCCCTTGAGTTTCCGGCACGCGGCCACCAGGCGCTCTACCAGTTCGAGCCGTGGCGAGTTCTCGCCGTGCCGCAGCCGGTAGATGGTCTTGATGTTGACGCCTGCCTCGGCGGCCAGCGCTTTCGCGTCAACCTGCCGCAGCAGGTCGGATAGTTGTTCACGGGTAATCATGGCGGCGATTCTGGCACGAATGTCCAAAGATGAGAAGACATTTATGTCCGATCGGATCAGTCGGGATTGCAGAAAGCATTGGACATTGGTGTCCAGACCGGAACAAAATCCAACCATCGCAACACGCAACCCGGAGCCCAACATGCAAGCCTTCCAATCCGCCTCTGACCTGATCCGCGCCGAAGAACTCAAGGGTCCATCCGACCTGTACGCCGCCCTTCTTACTGTGAAGAACGGTTTTGCCAACGGCCTGACGACGCTGGGCTGCTACTGCTTTACCAAGGCCGAGATCAAGCGCGCTGGCATTTCCTGGGACTTTGTAGTTCAGTCGTGCGAACTGCTCGGCCTGCGGCTGGAAAACAGGCACGGCCGGCGCGGCCACATGGTGAGCAAGTAAACATCCCGCTGCGGTGGCAGCGGCAAGCCCAGCGGCTTGCCAGTGTCACCCACCAACCGGACAACACCATGGAATCCGAAGACTGCTACATCAAGAGCCCCACCATGGCCATGGCTTACCTGGACCGCCGAGCCGAAGACGCCCGCCAACTCCGCGCCGAGCTGCTCAACCTCGACTACGTGGCCGTCCGCATCGAGCCTAACGGTGAAGTGCTGGTGGGCACCACACGCTGCAAGTCCGTGACCTGCGCCCTCGCTTACATCCTCCGCCGCTGGTGGTGAACACATGAACGGCCAACCCCTCCGCCCCATCGACTACTTCTTCGCCGCCGCCTTCGGCATCACCCTCGGCCTGCTACTCGCGGCCTTCATCTAAACCACAGGAGCCCACCTCATGCAATACACCACCTACGGCCCCGGCGACAGCGCCACCTGGGGACCGTGCACCGACCCGCGCGACCCGCGCTGGGACGGCGACCAAGAGCCCAGCGACAGCCACCGCGCCGATGCGGCTGACGAACTGCTGGCCGACGCCTGGACCACCAGTGACTGGCTCAACGCGCATATCACGCAACCCGAGTGCAGCACCACCGATGTGCGCGGTTTCGAGCACCTGGACATGAGCGAGGCCACGGTAGACCAGCTCTGGACGCTGATGCTGACCGGCTCAGATGCGCAGTGCTTGCATGCTCGCATGGAGATGAAAGACCGCATCCTGCGCGACGAGCGCACCTGGATTGATGACCGTGCCATGGAGCTCATGGCCGACAGCATGAACGATGACCCCTACTACGACGATCCACACCACTGGTACTGAAAGGACCGACATCATGGAATTCCAAATGCACAACGTCGTCAGCGTGAGCGCTGAGCCGACAGAAGCTCAGGTCATTCATTACTCCGGGCGAGTGTTCTTCATCCGCAAGCTGAAGATCACGGACGACAAGGGCGTCACCATGACGCTGCGCTTGTTCTCGGACAGCGCCGAGGGGCTGAAGATCGCGGGCGACGCCGTGGAGGTTGCGGCATGACCACCCTAACCGACACCCAACGCACCGACGAGTGGCACGCCGCCCGCGCCGGCAAAGTCACCGCCAGCCGCTTCAAGGACGTCCTGGCCCGCAACAAGCCCACGGCCGCGCAGGCCAAGGCCGGCGAGCCTGGCAACCCGAGCGCCGAGCGCACGCGCTACCTCTGGCAAATCGTGACTGAGCGCCTGACGGGCCAGCCCGTGCAGATGCCCGACGCCGCGCCGCTGCGCTGGGGCCGCGAGAACGAAGACGCCGCCCGCGTCGCGTACCAGTTCACCACCAGCGCCAGGATCACCGAGACGGGATTCGTTGCGCACCCGAAGCTGCCCATCGGCGCGAGCCCTGACGGCCTGGTGACGGACGAGACGGACCCGGATGGCGCGTTCGGGCTGATCGAAATTAAGTGCCCATGGAGTTCTCAGGTCCACCTCGAGACCTGGCTCAACGGCATGCCAGAGGATCACCAGGCGCAGATCCAGGGCCAGATGTGGCTGACGGGGCGGCTGTGGGCGGAGTTCATTTCCTACGATCCCCGCATGCCCGCCGACCTGCAGCTCTACGTCCAGCGCATAAAGGGTAACCCCGAGTTCCAGGCGCGCCTGGAGCGCGAGATCATCGCATTCAGCGCAGAGGCCGACGAGATCGTCGCCAAGCTGCGCGCCAAGGTGTCTTTCTAACCACAGTAACCACAGGAGTTCTGCATGACAACTGCACTCGTTCCCGTCGATCAAGTCGAGCGCATGGCCGTTGCCGTCGCCAAGTCCGGCTTGTTCGGCGTCAAGACCCCAGACCAGGCCATGGCCCTGATGCTCATCGCGCAGGCCGAAGGACTGCACCCGGCCATCGCCGCCCGTGACTACCATGTGATCAACGGCAGGCCCACCCTCAAAGCTGACGCCATGCTGGCCCGATTCCACTCGGCAGGCGGCAGCGTGCGCTGGGGCGAATACACCGACAAGCGCGTGGTCGGCACGTTCAGCCACCCGCAGGGCGGCAGCGTGGAGGTCGAATGGACGCTGGACATGGCGACCTCTGCCGGCCTGACCAAGAACCCGACATGGAAAAGCTACCCGCGCCAGATGTTGCGCGCCCGGTGCGTTTCCGAGGGCATCCGCACCGTGTTCCCCGGCGTGGTGGTCGGCACCTACACGCCCGAGGAGGCCGAAGACGCCGGCCATGCGCCGGCACCCGTCCAGCGCGACATGGGGCCGGTGGTCGAGGTCGCAGACTTCCCCCAGATCATGCGCCAGATCGACGCCGCGCAGACCATCGACGAACTCAACGCCATGCGCGCCGCAATCCGCACGCTGGACCGTGACGCCCGCGCCGAGGCCATGGACGCGGCCCAGGTTCGTGCCGGCCAGATTCGCGCCGCCCAGGAGCCCGAGCAGACCAGGGAGGCCGCAGATGACCCGATCTGATGCCGCCGAAACCGTGGCGCCGCAGCGCCTTTTTCGGGTGCAGCAGGCCGGCGACCGCTGGCTTGTCGTGCGCCGCTTGGCTGGCCTAGACGGGTCAGCCGCCGTGGTGGCGGATTGCCTGACGCGCAGCGGCGCAGATCAGGTGTGCGCCGATTTGAACGGGAGGGATGAGTGATGGAACTGAGAGACCAAGACGGGACGCTGCTGATGGCGGTGGGCAAGACGGGTGGGCCGGCGTTTCCTGCATGGGGTGATGCCGGAGACCACATTTCCGATGGCATGACCCTGCGCGATTACTTCGCGGCACGCGCATCCGAAGAAGACCTGAAGGTGCAATCCAAGATCATGAGTG